CAGTGGTCAGTGGTTGGAGGAGGAGTCAGGAGCCAGGAGTCAGGAGTCGGGGATCAGGCGGAATAGCCGGTGTGCTCCACCAGGCCGCGGTAATCGACCAACACGGCGGCGCCCGTCTGGCGGACCTTGAACTTGCGGGCGTCATTGTCGTTGTCGATCCATGATTCCATGTAGGGCGTCTCTTCGCCTTGCAGGAACCGCAGCTCGATGGTGTCGATCTGGCCGGCGTCGGCGGCCGCGTACCACTTGTGGACGGAATCGGCGTCCAAGAGGGATTCGACCACCGGCTCCAGTTCCCCGTAGTAGGGGCTGATGACGCCGGCGTTGCTGCTGGCCGGATCGGACTGCGACCGGCAGTAGCTTTTGGTGGTCCCCTCCAGCGCCACGGGCACGATCACGAAGCGGGGCGCCGTGTTGAGGTAGGTGTCGGTGTTGAGTCCGTGCTGGCCGCGCATGCAGGATGAAATGAGCTGCATGGTGGCCGTCGAGGGCGGCGCGGCGGTCGTGCTGCCCGTGCCCAGCAGGTTGGCCCCGTGGCTGCTCGCGTGGAACAGGGCCACGGCGTCGGCCATGTCCGGGTTGCCCGTGAGGATCTTGTAGACGGCCTTGTTGAAGGTCCGCGCGGCCGAGTTCCCCAGGAGTTGGGGCAGGCGGCTGAGGGCCGAAAGGTCGTCGTTCAGCATCAGTTGCCTCGTAAAACTGATGACCTTCCCGAACGTCTCGACGACGTAGTATTCCCGGTCGTCGCTCAGTCCGGTTTCCTCGGGATAGTCCCTTCCCTCGGGGATGTTTTCGAGGTCCCCGACCTCGCCGAACTTGACGATGCTGTTGAGCTTGAAGTCCACGACCGGATCGCCCTGGCGGACCCATTTTCGGCAAGAGACCGGTGCCTCCTGGTATGCGCGGGTGAGCGACTTGCGGGCCGAGTTGAGGGTCAGGTTGGCGAAGCTGGCGGTGCCGAAGTAGGCGCCGGCGCCGGCCGACGCCATGATGGCCGGGTTGTCGGACGCCAGGGCCAGGCGGGCGATCTCCATGCGGGACATGCCCTGCGTGCGGATGCCCATGCGGCGGAGCGACTCGGCCGCCAACTCGATCAGCGAGAAGCCGAAGAGCTGGCGGGCGCCGCCCGACAACTTGTCGCGGGACACGGCCCACGCCGGATTGGCGGCGTTCAGGCAGCGGGCGTCCAGGGCCTCCTGCGCCACGGCGCCGAACTTTTCCAACTCGCTGCCGGTGGCCGAGAACTGCACCTGGGGCACCGGCTCGTTGATGCCGGACAGGACGCGGCGGATTTCCTTCTGCACATCCGCCAGCGGCAGCTTGCGCGTGGCCAGCTCGGCGGTGGCCTTCTCATCGAGGCCGACCAGCTCGCAGCAGGCGCGGGTCTGCTCGGCCAGGGCCGAGGCCTCGGCGGATTTTTGGGCGTTGAGCTTGGCGACTACGGCGTCGGCGACCGCGTCGACCGTCACTGCCGGCGGGTCGGCCGGCTTCTTGGTCTTGGGCGGCTCGTCGCCGGCAGGCGGCATGAGCCGCGCCAGGCAGGCGGCGGTCTCGGCCGCGGTGGCCGGCGCCGCCTCGTTCTGGGCGGCGAAGTACGCCTTGGCGGCCTCTTCAGTGGTGTCGGTGATCAGGCCGCGGACGAACAGTGCGGCGACGAGTTTCTTGTCCATCGGGTTACCCTTTGCTCCAAGGTGGGAAGTTGGCGAATGAATGCCGGCGGCGCCCGCCGGTCGAAAAGACTTCTCCAGCTCGTCGACGACTTGCTGGAGGGTGGCCACGCGATCGACAAGGCCGGCGGCCTTGGCGTCGCGGGCAAAGAGCACGTCGCCCTCGCCGTAGCCGCCCTTGACGGCGGCCGGCTTTGTGTTGCGGTTGCGGGCCACGGCCTCGATGAACAGGCCGTAGGCCGCGTCGACGTACTCCTGCAGCTTTGCGCGGGACTCGGCCGAGAGCGGCTCGGCGTCATTGCCCACGGTCTTGTAGCGGCCCGCGGCGATGACGCTGCGGCGCACGCCCAGGGCCTCGTCCATGCGCGAGCGGTCGGCGTGGATCATGTAGACGCCGATGCTGCCGACCGTGGCAGACGGGCTGGCCACGACCTGGCCGGCGGCCGAGCCGATCCAGTAGGCGGCCGACGCCATTTGCGTGTTGGCGACCGCCACGATCGGCTTGTTGCCGTCGCGGGCCGCAAAAATCTGGTCGGACACCTCGGCCACGCCGCCGACCGAGCCGCCCGGCGAGTTCACGTCGAGCACCACGGCCTTGACGGCCGGGTCCTCGAGCGCGGCTTGCAGGGCCGCGGAGAATTGCTCGGTGCTGGTGCCACCGCTGAAGCGCTGCACGAGGTTGAGTCGCTGGGCGATCACGCCGCTCAAGGGCAGGATGGCCACGCCGCCGGCGGTGACCTGATATGGTTTTTCGGACGGCCCGTCTGCGGCCGACGGCGCAAAGGCGGCCAGCTCCTCGGCCGTCAGCGGACCATCCTTGCGGCGATCGAGGAAGGCCAGGATGTCGTTGAGCTTCTGCGGCGTGATTGCCCAGGGCGTGGCAAAGAACGATGCCAGCACGCGGTCGATGTTATGTGACTTCGCAACGGGCATCGGTTCATTCCTCGTACCAAACGCAGGTCGCCCGGGCGGCCACCTGCGAGGTGCTGTAGAGCTGGACCTTCTTGTTGTTGGCGTCGCCCTTCAGTCGGGCCCGCAGCGACACCACGACCGTCGAGTTGGCCGCCATGTAAAACGCGGCCAGGACGTTGGCGGTGCTCTCCATCTGCACCAAGACGAGCGCGGCGCCGGAGACGCTGATCACCAGGTCGGTAATCACCGCCTTCTTGCCGGTGCCCGGCGCAGCGAGGTCCAGCGGCGACGAGAGGTCGGCCGACGTGGCGAAAGTCCGTGTAACGCTCTGCGAGACGCCAGACACGGCCACGGTGAGCGTGGCCGCAAGGTAGCCGCTGACGGCCCGCAGGATGTTCTTGATGCCCTTCAGCAGCCCGATCGCGGTCCGGGAGGTGGTGTCCTCATCGGAACCGGCCGGCGCGGCGGCGACGGTGGTCGCGCCCAGGGCGGCGTCGTCGCCGTCGCCCAGGGTGGCCGCGCCGCTCAGCGTGGTAGTTTTGAGCGCGCCGGTCGTGTCGTCGATCATCAACGTGGCCGCTGGCAGCGGGACCGCGCTATAGGACATTGGCGTTGCCTCCGGCGGCTTGGTTTTGGTTTTGGTTGGCCGGTTCGATGTTCTCGTTTTGCGTGACGTTGATCCGGCCCGGGTAATTCGTGGTGAGGTCCAGCCCGAGGCCCTTGACCAGGCCCATTTCCAGGGCCCGCTGCTTGAGGACCCTGCGGTAATTACGCTGGTGGCCTGCGCATTCCTCTTGCAGGGTCGAGAGCCCGGCCTGGATGCGGGATATGGCCGCGTTGGTCTCGTCGACGATCTGGATCTCTTCCCAACCCGGCGGGGTCAGGTGCGTGGCCAGCCAGCGGTACGGGTCGTTGCGCATCTGCTGCGGCGAGACGCTCCGCACGCGCCCCACGGCGACCAGTTGGCGGACTACGGCCTGGCGGATGGGCAGGACCACGCGGCGCCCGAAGCGACCTTGCTCCGTGCGATAGAAGACCTTGTCCTTGTTCTGCGCGGACCGCGCGGAGGAAAACGACGCCTCGGCCGTGTCGCCGGTCAGACCCAGGTAGGTCAGGCCAATGCCATTGGCCAGCGACTGGAGAATCAACTTGATCCACGGCCCCGCGGCCGCATTCGGGCGGCCCGGGTCGATGGTGCTCACGTCGTCGCCGGCGCCGATGTCGGCGATCGTGCCGGGGCCGAGTTTTTCCAGCGGGTTGCCGGCGGCGTCGGCTTCGTCGCCGTCGTCGAGCATGCCCAGGCCGGTGCCGGCCCCCTGGGCCCGCTTGATGGCCACGGTAAACCAGCTTGCGATCCGCGCGGCGGTCATCTCGTCGCCCACATATTGCGACATGTCGCGCAGGGCCTGCAGGATCGTGGCGAACCAGGTCACCCCGCGTGTCTGGCTGGGCCGCAGTTTGCGATAGTAGTGGATCACGCGCTCGGCCGGGATCCGCATGCGGTCGGCCGAAATGAAGATGTTTTCATAGGGGTGGTGCGCCCAGAAGTGGAAGGCGATCTTCCTTCCCAGGCGGTCGTACTCGATGCCCCGCTTGAGATAGCCGCCGTCGGCCAAACGGACGCCGTCGTGCGTGTGATCGAGCTGCTCGGTCTCCAGGACCTGGAAACAAATGGGCACGATCCGCCGGGGCCGCGGGTCGTCGACCCGGATCAAAAAAACCTCGCCGGCCTCGGCCGTGTCGCTCAGGGCGACCGACTGCATTTCGGCAAAGTCCATTTCGCCGAAGAAGTCGCACTCATTCTCGGCCCAGCGGCGGAACCAGGTGTCGATCTCCGTGTTGCTCTCTTCGTCCAGCTCCTCGCCCACTTCAATGGCCGACTCGCTGACGATGCCCTCTGCGCCAACCGTGTTTTCCACGATCCGCCGCAGGGCCTGCGCGGCCCAGGGCTCGTTGCGGGCCAGGTCCCGCGCGCGGGGCACGAGATTGTCCCAGGCGGCCATGATCGCCGCGTCGCCCGAGTAGTGGGCGGTGATCCAATCGCGGTTCATGGGCGTCTGCGCGGCGCCCTCATAGGTATGCACCCCGCCGAGCCGGGCCGCGGCCAGGGCGTTGCGCCTCAGTTGCCGGGAGAGCGACGGGCGCGGGGGCGCGGGCCGGGGCAGCGCGGGGAGGTCCACCGCCGGGGCCGGCGTCGAGGGATCGACGATGATGGAGGTGGTGTAGGACAACGGACCGATCGAGTGGTCAGTGGTCAGTGAGGAGTGGTCAGTGACCATTCATCTGCGGATTGGGGAGGCGAGGCGGAACATTTGCCCGCCTTCGGCGGCCGACTGGCGGCGGAGCTCGGCGACCGTATCGCGCAGCTCGCGGATGCTGTATAGCTTGGCCGTCATGCCGCCGTCGCCCCATTCGCTGGCCGGGGCCTGCAAGGCTTGCAGCAGCGCGGTCTCGGCGGCGTCGAGGAGGTCGGCGGTGGTGGCCATCAGTGGAGTGTAGCCCGCCGGGCGGCCGAAGCGGCCGGGCGGATTACAATGTTTGTAAAGAAGGGGAAGTGGTCAGTGGTCAGTGGTCAGTGGTCAGAAGGCCGATTTGCATTTTGCAATTTGCAATCTCTACTTGTCTTGGAGGTCTTGGAGGTTTTCATGCTTCGTTGGCTGCGACGGTTCGAGTTGGCGGCTTTGGGCGCGGCGACGGCCGCGGTCCGGTTGTAGGGTCTGGTGCGTCGGCTCTGGCGGCGTATCCGCCGCTGAGTGGCCGAATACGGCGTCCCAGTTGGCCTCGAACTGGGCGCTGCTGATCAGGAGCGGGCGCCGCTTGCTGCCTTTGCCATTCATTTTGCAATTTTCATTTTGCAATCTTGCCGTGCCCATACAGCTTTTTGAGCGGGCCGATCGGTCGCACGAGCTTGGCCGTGGCGCCGCAGTCGGGGCAGCGGTAACGGGTGAACATGGCGTTGCTGCTGGTGGCCGTCATCTGCCGGGCCAAGTGCGCAACGCCGTGCGGGATCGGCTCGGGCTGCTCGACGCCCGGGCGCATGATCCGATCGCCGCAGCAGACGGGCCGGCGGTCCTGGCGAGGGCGGGCGTCGGCCGCCGCAGGATCCGCGGCGGGTCTCGGGTCGGGTTGCTCATCCAGGGAGATGCCCATGCCGCGGGTGGTCTGTTTTGCCATTTCGGTCGCTCCAGAGAAGTAGTGGTCAGTGGTCAATGGTCAATGGTCAGTCTCTACGCCGCCGCCGGCTCCGGGTTTAGCGAAGGCGGCCCATCGGAGCCATCGTCGGTCAGGCAGCTTCCCCAGGGCCCGAAGTTGTCGAAGGCCAGCGCGCCGTAGTGGCGGAGCTTCACCTTGCGGGTCGCCACCACGCGGCCGCCCTCGGCCGCCAGGAACCGGGAGAAGTTCCAATCCTCGGAGGCCACGGCCTCCTTGTAGGTGCCGTCGGGCAGCGGAAAGATCGCGTCGGTGATCGTGAAAAATACGCGCAGGCCGCCGCGGGCGTTGCGCCGGTCAACCCAGGGCCTCCTAATGTCCACCAGGCAGCAGCCCGTGTTGGCCAGCAGTTCGTCGCCCGGCTCGGCCAGCTTCGCCTTGACCAGGTCCTCGATGCCGAACGTCTCGGGCAGCTTTTCATAAATCTCGTGCATGCTCAGTCGCCGGCGGGGCGCCCAGAGGATGTCGGGCACGCCGACCGCGGTGGAGGTCAGGCCGCGGACATCTTTGAGCGGCGAGACGGCCGACACCAGGTCAGCGCCGGTGGCCTCCATCTCATCCCAGAGGATGTCCAGCCAGCCAGGCTGCGGGACGGTATCGCCGTGCAGCATGGCAAAGCGGGTCACGCCTTGGGCCCGCGCATTGAGCGCGGCGACATAATGGTTGTTCATGTTCTTGGCCAAGAGCGACCGGGCCCGGGACATGCCGGCCGCCTTGAAGCGGCGGCCGTCCGTGGCGGTGGCGAACATGGCGGCCACGGCGCCCGTCTGCGCGGTCCCGTCGTAGACCGGCATGGCGATGAACACCGTGGGCATGGTGGCCTCGGTGGGGATGCCCAGGCGATTCAGCAGGTCGCAGGTCCGCTGCCGCGGCCCCGCGTCGATCGTGTTGCCCAGGCCCGTGCGGAACCGGCAGCCGCGGCAGACGGTGGGCGGGTCGCGCATGGGATCGAACATCACGGCGTTGCGGGCCTCGGTGAAATCCTCGACGATCTCGCGGAAGTCCACGTCCCAGACATTGCCCAGCGGGTAACGGCCGCGGAAGTCATTGCAGCAGAGGTGGGCGTTGCCGTAGTGATCGAGGACCAATTCGCGGAAGGGCTTCAGGCAACGGCCTTGGGGCTCACTGTGGACGCGGTCGGGCAAGGCCCGCTCGTCGAGCTTTCCGGAGAGGATCTCCCATTCGGTCCCGGGTATCTCATGGGCATGGGCGGCCCATTGGCGGTTCTGGTAGTTGCTCACGAAGATCTTGGAGAAGACGCCGAGGCGCCGCGCGTCGGCCGGGTCAAGGCCGATCAGCGTCCCGTTGGTCCAGAGCACAAAGCGGGCCGCGGGGACGGCCTCCTGGATGCGCCTCATCAGCGGCTCGATGCGGTCCCAGGACAGCAGCGGCTCGTTGTAGTAGTGCCAGCCGATCACGCCGCGAAAACCCAGTTCTCCATAGGCCAGCCGGCAGACCTCAAGGATCTTCTCGTCGCTCAGCGGCCGGCTCGTGTCCAGGTTCCCGTAGCGGTCGGGCAGCGCGATGGGGCAGCGGGCCGCATGCTCTTTGCAAAGGTTGCAATGTGGGGAAATCTCAAAGACCAGGGATTGCACGTATTGCACGGGTTATCCTTGCGCCTCATGGCGCTCGACGAGAATCAAACAATTGTCGGGGCAGCGCGGCCGCTCGCGGCTGAGGTCCAAAACCTGGACGGAGACGGGGATGTCCGCGGGCAGCAGATCGCGGACGTTTTGGGCCAGCGCCTGCGCGCGGGCGGGAACGACATCCTCGATCACATAGCGGCCGCCCAGCTTGACCTTCGGCCACACCAGCGCGAACAGTTCGAGCTGGCGGTCCGGGTCGTGGACGCAGTCGTCGATCACCAGGTCGAAGTTCCGGCCGGCCAGGTCCCGCCAGGTCGCGCGTTCATAGGCGTCGGCCCAGACCATCCAGACCCGCGGGTGCAATAGGACGTCGTGGCCCAGGGCGCCGGCCTCAATGTCCAGTGCCACGATCCGGGCGCACGGACAGCACTCGGCCAGCGCCAGCACGTCGCCGCCGCCGAGCATCGAGACGCCGATCGCCAGGATGTAGCGTCTCTCCGCCTGCGGCAGCAAGCGCCACGGCTCCAGCAGGCGGTCATAAAATGGGCCGTAGCTGTGGTCCGTCAGCTTGTCGCAGCGGCCGATGCGGCCGAGGGCTTCGGAAAAAGTGGCAGGCGCGTTCATATCAGTCTCTCGCCCTTCCATAAGGTGATGATGCGCGTCCCGTCGCCGCCGGCTCCGGGTTAGACGAGCCCCTGGTCCCTGGCCCCTGGGCCCTGGCCGGTTGCGCCTTGCGGGCCAGGTCGGTCCAATCCTGGCCGGTCACCATGTCGGCAGCCGCGCGGGCGTAGATCTCGCAGTCCCAGTAGTGGTTGCCCAGACGATGGTCGATCACCTGCCACTGGACCGTCTCGCGGCCGCGGCGATCGCGGCCCACGCGCTTGCCCTCATTGCAGACCTGGCGGAGGTAATCGCCGCCATCGTCGAGAATCCCCTCGGGCAGGAACCAGGCGCCGGGCTTATCGAGCGGCGCTTCGTAGCGGGCCTGCACGTCTTCCTTGTACGTGTCCACATCGAGGGCCCAGCGCTTTAAGCCGCCGTCGTAGCGCTTGCCAGTGCCGGCGTGCTTCTCAACGACGGTCATGCGGTAGAACTCGCCGGCCGGGACGCGGGTGTCGCCGGCGATGATCCGCAGGCGCTCCGGGCCTCGCAGGGAGCGAGCGCGGGCCCATTGAAAGACCTCCCACGTGCGGTGGCCCTGGTAGTCGATGCACGAGAGGCGGACGCGGAGCTGGGTGAGTCCGATAGGATTCGGCTGTACCAGGGGAAAGACGCGCAACAGCAGCAACTCATCGAGTTGGTCGAGGTCGCTGGCCGGCACCAGCCGGCCGTTCTCGTCGGTCCTTTGTGAAACCTTGCCCCAATCCACCAGCCATGAGGTCGAACCTTCACCCCAGGCCCGCACGATCCAATAGGCGCACACGTCCTGCGTGTCCACGCCGGCGGTGAGGAAGAAGGCGTTTTGCGGGACCGTGCCGCGGCGGTGGCCGCCGGCCAGTCGCCGGCCGACCCGCTGCCACTTCGGCGATCGGGTTTTGGTCGTCCACCGCAACGCCAGCCAATTGTTCCAAAACGACTGCAGCATGGCCGGGTCGTCGCGCGAGGCCAGGTATTCGGCGGCGATCCGGCCGAAGTCGCACGTCTCCGCGTAGAGGCTCGACAACTGGAAGCCGCTGTGGCGCGGGCTGCGCGTCGGCGTGCCGGCCAGCTTTCCTTCTTTGGTCACATGCTGGCCTTCGGGACACCATACGCCGGCGGCGATCATGGCGGCGCGCTCGTGCGACTCGATGCGACAACCGTGCTCACATAGATAATAAGCCGATTCGCGGACCTCCTCCGGGGAAAGCCACTTGCCATCGGGCGTCTGCAAGCCGGCGATGCCGCCGTTGCCGGCAAAGGGGCGTTCCTTGTGGAGGAAGAAGCGCAGCTCCTGGAAGTGGCCGCAGTGCGGGCATGGGACCAGGAACTTGCGGCGATCGGATGCGTCGTAGAGCGCGGCGATCGCCGAGGTCTCGTCCGTGGGTGTGGATTCGTAGACAATCAGGAACCGATAAAAACCCTTGACGCGCTCGGCGATCAGCCGCTGCGTGGCGCCTTCTTTGGGCGATTGGCGCCAGCGGTCCACTTCGGTGCAGAAGACATACATGCAGGACTTGCCGCTGAGGCGCTGGCGGCTACCCGACCAGGCCAGGTGACAGAGCATGTTGCCGCAGTCGATCCACTGGTCATTGCGGCGCCATTCCGGCGGCAGGCGCCCGGCGACCGCGGGCGTGGCCTCGGCCAAGCGGTAGAACTTGTCGCGCAGCTCGCGGCAGGCGTCGCGGTCGGGCGCGGCGAGGATTGCCGGGCCGGGCGCGATCGACGGCCGGCTGGCCAGGATCGCTTGCAGCAACGTCGTCTTGCCGAGCTGCGTGGCGGCCTGGATGGCGATTGTCTCGACGCACGGGTCGTCGACGGCCTCCAGCACATTTCGCCAGAAAGCGAAGCGACGGAGGTCGTAGCGCCCGGGGCTCGATGACGTTTCCGCCGGCAGGCGCACGTGGCAGTGACACCAGTCGGGCGTCGATTGGCGCGGCAGCGGGCGCCAGGCCGCCGCTTCGCGGAGGCGCAGGGCGTCAATCGCCGGAATCGCTGTCTTCACCATCGGTGGTCACTTCCTCTTCGGCCGCTTCGGCCAGGGCGAAAAGCACGTCGTCGATCATTTCCGCAAGCCGGCCGCGGAGTTGCTTGCGCGGCGCCGGCTTCACCTCTTTGGGCAGCAGGCCCAACACGCGGTCGGGGACCTGAGCGAGCAGCGCCTTGGCGTGGGTGATCCGTCGCTCGCTCTGGCGCGCGACCAGGTCGACCTCGACCAGGTCGCCGGAGAGCTGCTTGCGCTTCAATTCTTCTTGCAGGGCCTGCTCGCGGACTTTATAGGTTTCCCAGTAGCCGCGGTCGGTCGCCGTACGGGGCGCGCCGATCGGCGCGTCGGCAGCACGGCCGGTCGGGCGAATGTTCGCCTCGATCCATGCGGCGCATGCGGCCGGGTCGAAGCGGCCGTCCGCTTCGCGCGGCATGCCGCGGGCCGCGTACTCGGTGATTGATCTGGTGGTGCGGCTGAGCAGGCGGGCGGCCTCGCGCAGTTCCACCAGGCGAACAGATGGGCGAACAGGTTGGCGTCGCTTTCCAATGGCGAAGACCTCGGAAGAAGAAGACCTTTTTGCGTCGAAAAGTGACGAAAACCGCCACTAACCGGGGTCCCCGGCGGCGTGGGGG